CAAGGAATAAAATTAAGTTATATCATGGAGTAGACCCTGCTGCCATACTTGCAGGAGGTGTCAAGCCGTTTTTCCCAGGCCTTCCGGGGTAAAGATATGGATGATGAACAGTTTTTACTTGCAGTCTTAAAGAATAAAGAGTCTGACTATAACTTCAGAGAAAGAAGGCATGAGGATTGGACTGACAATTATACTCTTTACCGGGATAAGGTTTTAGTTAATAGACTAACGCAAAGGCAGTCTGTTAATGTTCCCTTGATGAAATACTCCATTCAGACACTTCTTAAAGACGTAGATGATCCACCCATGCTTTACTTTAATAATCGGGACAATGATACTCAGAAGGAAGTATTTTACAATGAATATTGGAAGTGGAGGGGAATTGAGAATAAGTTGGTTATTAAAGATCTTATAGATAAAAAGCAGGTCTTTCTCGGCGGTAGGTCTTTCAAGAAGCTGAATATTACAAACGGCCACTTTTACTTTGAGGTTATTGATTTTCAGGATATGTTAGTGAATAGGTATGTAGATCCGTCAAGTATAGATACAGCAAGGCACGTCTGCCAAGAACATATCTTCAGGCCACTTTCTTCACTTGTGAATAATCCAATGTATGACAAAGAAGCTATTAATAGACTAAAAGACTTCTATGCAACAGAAGCCGGTCTGATTAAAGCCGAGGATAATGCAAGAAGCTTGGAAGAAAAGAATGAAAGGATGGCACAATTAGGATTAATTGATTTCTCCAACCCGGAATTGGGAGAGACATATGTTGAACTGAATGAGGATTATTTGCAGGTGTTTGATGAAAAGCTCAAGAGAGATATCTACATCTTTTCGGTTATAGCAGAAGGCAAAGAGATTTTATTTAAACAACCCCTGCATGAGTTTATAGGGAAAACTGAAGGAGATTATTGGATGGATCATTTGCCTTATACAACTTGGGGAAGTGATGTAGAAAGAACCGATTTCTGGAGTGATGGGATAGCGGATATCATAAGGACTCCGAATAAGATTCTAAATAGTTGGATTAGCCAATTGGTTGAGAATAGGACTTTAAGAAACTTCGGTATGACTTTCTATGATTCTACCGTTGAAGCCTTTGTACCGCAAACATTTGAACCAGTTGCATTTGGTTTCTATCCGTTCCCGGGTAATCCCAATGAAGGATTAAAAAGGGTAGATATTCCCGATCTTTCAGAGTCACTTGACGAGATGGAGTTTATTATGAATTTAGCTGAGAAGGCAACAGCGGCAACTTCTACACAACAGGGAGCAATTGAATCACAAAAGGTTACTTTGGGGGAGATTCAATTGGCCCTTGCAAACGCTAAGGAGAGGGTGAAAAGTCTGGCTATACTTTATACCGACTCGTGGCTTGAGTTTGGAACAAAATATACGAAACTTTTGGAAGCAGCCGGAGATATGATAGATCCGGTTAAGATCTATAAGAAGGGAGCGAAAACGGGACATACATATAGTGAGGAAGTAAATCCCAAAAGTTGGGAGAGTGCTGCCGGGTACAGTTGTGAAGTTAAAGACTTATCCAACCAAGCCGCACAAAGCTCAGATACCTTACAGAAGCTTAATTATGCCAAGACACTAATGCCCATGAATGAACCTCTTAATGAGATAATTAAACAAAGGGCTTTGGAGTTTGCCGATCTTAATGCCAATGAAGTTAAAGATGTCATGGAAGCAGAGAAAAAGCCCCTTAATCCGGTAAACCCCATGAATCCAATGGAAACAGGCCAACCCCTATCGTTGAATCCCGGCACTCCACAGCCAATCCAACCGGCTATGGTCTAATATGAACATAATTGACAAGATAGAAGAAATAACAGGCAGAAAGTTTGAAGATCTAAATTACGAAGAACGTGATGTTGTTCGGGGATGGATGAGTGCTATATCCCAGAAAGATCCGACAATAGATAGCCTTCGGGAATTTGTTGCTAATTGGAAGGTTACTGTTGAAAACCAGTTGGCTAATGATGAGTTGAGTCAAAAGAAAGATATGTTCTTAAAGGCAAGACTAAAGAACTTGCTGGCGATAGAAGGTTTCCTGCAAGGCCCGGAGAAAGCAAAGAAAGCACTTGAGGCTTATTTGGGTACTTTGGAGAAGAAATAAATTATGCCCTGGAATGTTGTCAAAAGATCCGGCCCTAGACCTTGGAAGATAGTAAAAACCGATACGGGGGAGGTTGTTGGTTCTTCAACCAGTAGGATAAAGGCTGAAGCTTCAGTTCGTGCAAGATATAGTTCAGTTAAGGGAGAAGCTAGAAAGAGAGATATCGCAGTGTATAAAAAGAAGAAGTTGACAAGAAAAAAGAAAAAGAGGTAAGATAGATTATGGCCGACTTAGATCCGGGCATCTTTGAGGAAATTAAGAGGATTTTTTCTTTAGGTGACGATCAGATAATCTCTGATAATCTCGGGTTTTTAAAAGCAAGGTTGTCATACCTTACTGGCGAGCAGGTGCAAAGACTTGAGTCTTTGTTAAAGGTTAAACCAACTGAGGCTAAAGAGCCAAAAGAGGTAATAGGAAAGAAAAAGTAGTACAATAAAGTAATAATATCTAACTACCCATAGGGAACTGATATGCCAAAACTTAAAAAAGCGATAACTAATCAAACGAAGCCTGATGAAATAAAAGAAAAGGTTGCTGCAATAGATGAACCTCAAGTAACTCCTGAGACTACACCCGAACTTAATTTAGATGAAGTCCGTTCTAAGGATCCGTCTGAGCTAAAAGATGAAGAACAGGAACTTCTTGAAGAAAACTCCGATCAGCTTACGGATGAGGAAAAGACAAGGTTTAGCATAGAAGGGGCTGAAATAGCTCCTGAAGTCCCGGAAGTTGAGGATAAAGAAGAAGAACTTTCCGAACCTGATGAAGATACTCAGGATGATACAGACTGGAGAGCCCGTTACAGAGGATCTACCCAGGAAGCACAAGTATTGGCTTCACAGAATAAGAACTTGGTTACTGCTGTTGATGAGGCTGCTAAACTTGCCGAACCAACTGATGAAGATTTAATTAAAGAATATGGGGGTGAATGGGAAATAATGGATAATGTTCAGAGAAAACTTGCCAAGGATAACTTCTTAAACAAACGCAGGTTTGAGATGGTAGATCAGGCAGTCCAGAAAACCAAGAAGTCTGAAGAATGGGTGGGCAAGGTCAGAGAATTTACGGATGATGCCAAAACATTAGAGAAGTTCCCGGGGCTTAAAGGCAAAGAAGTTGAGTTTAGCCAATTCTGTGCAATTCCTTCAAGGGTTGGAGTAGACTTCGGAGATCTTGTTAAAGCGTTTTTATTTGACGTTCCCCCGGTCAGGCCACAAAGGAAGAATCTATTTGAAACTAAGGGTGGAGGACAGGTTACTAAACCTAAGGGACTTACTTCGGAAGAAGTAGCGTTCATCAGGACAAACGATCAAAAGAAATATAAACAATTGATTAAAGAAGGCAAGATTAAATTTGAAATATAGCACTTACTTGACAATAGGATTATTATTGCCTATTCTTAAATAGATATATTGTAAGTCACTCCTAACACCATAATCGGTCTGGTATAAAGCTTCAAAATATCTTAGAAAGGAGAACCGATTATGTCAGCTTACGCAACGAAGTTAGCAGAAGCTTTTGCTGGTCGTGTTATTGAAAGATACTACGAGTCAGCAGTCGCAGAAAGAATCACCAACCAAGACTATGAGGGTGAAGTGCGTGATAAAGCTTCCAGGTTGAACATACTAACATTCGGAGCATTGTCCTTACAGACATATACTGGATCTAATTTGACTGCTGAAGATGTAACCGAGTCTAATGCACAGTTAAACACTGATCAGCAAAAAGCTTGGTACTTCAAAGTCAGAGATCTTGATACTTTCAAGAGTTATATCAAGAATCCGGAAGGAACAATAATTGAACAAGCTGCTTCCTTAATGAAGGAAACAATTGACAGTTATGTTCTTGGTTTGTGGGGAGATGTTGCTGCTGGTAATAGACTCGGAACCTCCTACACGACTGGTACTGTGGCGGTTGCCGCAACCACTGGTGTAGTAACGGGTTCGGGGACTACCTTTACCTCCGGAATGGTGGGCAAAGGATTCAAAGCTACCGGTCATACTGTCTGGTACAGGGTAAAGACATTCTCATCTACAACTTCAATAACAATTGAGGATGATTCAGATGATGAAACGTCTGCCTACACAGGCGGTGCGATAACTGCTGGTGCGACCTATGATATTCAGGCGAACACAGCACTTCAAACAACATCTGCTTTGATCAATGCTCATGTAAACACTTTGGCAACATATCTTAATGAAGATAAAGTTCCAAAGAGTAATAGATGGTTAGTTGTTCCTGCTGGTATTTCTAACCTTATAAGGCAAGCTCCGGAGTACATTCCTGCTGTTGAGACAGCTTATAACGAAGTCGTTAAAAGAGGTCTTATTGGTATGTTTGCTGGTTTTGAGGTATTTGAGAATCAGCAGATTGCAGGTGATTCAACGAATGGATGGCATGTATTGGCTGGACACAAGTCCGCAATAACATTTGCCCTGGGTATGGTTGAATCAGGAGTGGAAGATCTTATAGGAAATTTCGGTAAAGCATATAAAGGACTTTCTGTTTACGGTGCAAAAATCGTAGATGAAAGACGAAAAGCTTTGGCGGAAGGATTCTTAAAGCTTTAAATAGCTTTAAGTTTCTTATAATCCCGGTCTTAGGTCACCCCCGAAGGCCGGGATAAATAAGAAAGAAAATATGGCTGATTTTGTAAATGAACAATTAGAGAATTTACCGCAGTTTGAACAGGATGAGATTTATAGGATCTTTGCTAAAATTGCGGCTAATGAGAGTTATCTGACATCTATCAGTGTTACTTCTCCTGTGGATACTACTGACCGTTCTACTTGGCAGAGTATTTATGATCCATCAACCCAGGCCACACAAGGTGTTATCACAGATGCAGAGTCTACATTTCTTCTGGGAAGGGAAAGTTATCTTTTTAATAGGATATTTGAAACTGATGAGGATTCCGGATTAATAACTAAATGCGAAGCAGTTTATGATCCATCTGGTGAAGCTGGTTTCAAATTTGGATGTATTTTTAATAATTTAGACGATCCTGCAACAACCGGATTTTATGTTAATTTGGGTAGTAATACTGTTGCAAGATTTGAACCTGTAGGGACGGTTGTTTCACCATCACCTAGCCTTTCACCATCTCTGAGTCCATCAGTTTCACCTTCAGTTAGTCCATCAGTATCCCTTAGTCCAAGTGCATCACCTTCAGTTAGTCCATCAGTATCCCTTAGTCCAAGCTTTAGCCCATCTTTGAGTCCTTCTTTGAGTCCTAGTGCTAGTCCGAGCTTGTCGCCATCACCTAGTCCATCTACAAGTCCATCTGAATCTACAAGTCCATCAGTATCCCTTAGTCCTTCTTTAAGTCCGTCAGTTTCACCATCTGAAAGTCTATCTCCATCTCTTAGTCCATCTATTTCGCCTAGTGGCAGTCCATCAGTCAGTCCATCAGTTTCTTTGAGCCCATCCCTCTCACCATCCCTATCGCCAAGTTTGAGTCCGTCTATAAGTCCCAGCCTTTCGGAATCGTTAAGTCCATCCCTTTCTCCATCAGTCAGTCCATCAGTTTCTTTGAGCCCATCCTTGAGTCCTAGTTTGTCGCCTAGCCTGTCGCCAAGCCTTAGTCCATCAGTCAGTCCATCAGTCAGCCCATCTGTTTCTTTGAGCCCTAGCCTGTCGCCAAGCCTTAGTCCATCAGTCAGTCCATCAGTCAGCCCATCTGTTTCTCTTAGTCCATCAGTCAGTCCATCAGTCAGCCCATCTGTTTCTCTCAGTCCATCCTTGAGTCCTAGTTTGTCGCCATCAGCAAGCCCAACAGCTAGTCAGTCTTTGAGTCCTAGCTTGAGCCCATCATTTAGCCCATCACTAAGTCCATCAATCTCACCTAGCGTCAGTTTAAGTCCTTCAATTAGCCCTAGCGTAAGTCCTTCAGTATAGGATTACTTCTTGACTTACAGTTTATAATGTACTCATAATTGAGTATGATCCGTGTAAACTTATATCTTACTGAAGAACAAGTGGCTGCTATTAAAAGCTTCAAGACATTAGTTCTTTCCGAACATATCAGGAGGGCTGTAGATCAATATATCCAGAAGTTGATAAAGGGACAGACGACTGTTTCTTTATCTAAATCAAAGAAGGTGATTTAGAATGATAGATATAAATGCTACGAGTCCAGTTCCTTTTAGATTGTCTGAGACAATGACCTTTGGTAAGGCAATAATGGAAGTTCTTGATGGTGGAAGAATCCATAAACTTGAGTGGGAAGATAAAGAATATTATGGATTCCTTGATAATGCTGTTCTTACAATTCATAAACCGGATGGTAAAGTTTTTGTTTGGATGGTAAGTGAAGGGGATATTGTTGGAAATGATTGGATAGTTTTACCGAGGAGTAATTAATATGAGATTATCTATTGTAATTCCTTCATATAAGGAACCTTACCTTCAAAAGATGATTAACGACATACTGGATAATTCTGAATTGGAAAACAATTTAGAGGTTGTTGTTGTGCTTGATTCTTATTGGCCGGATTTAGAGACAATAGTAAATGATCCAAGGGTTAGATATCTTCATTTGGGGAAAAATAGTGGTATGAGAAGAGCTATTAATGCCGGGGTTTCTGTAGCAAGGGGTAGATTTATAATGAGGGCTGATGCACATTGCTGTTTTGGTAAGGGTTTTGACAGAATATTAACTAATACATGTCAGCCTAATTGGATTGTAACAGCCATGAGGTATTTTCTTGACCCGATAAGTTGGAAGGTTATGGACATCCCTCCAGTTGGTTACGAAAAGTTAGTAATCCAAGGCGGAATTAAGTTTTCTGGTCAAAAGTGGAGAAGTAGAGATGTAGAACGTAAGGATGTAATGATAGATGAGACAATGGCTATGCAGGGAAGTATGTGGATGATGCCTCACAAATGGTGGGATGATGTTATTGGAGAACTTCAAAATGAGGGGTATGGCCCTGCTTATCAGGACTCGCATGAGATGATTTTTAAAACATGGCAAGCTGGGGGTAAGATGATGCTTAATAAAAATACATGGTTTGCTCATAAACACCGTTCTTTTTCAAGAACACACCAAGAGGGAACTAAAGAAAATCCGTGGGTAAGAGAACAAAGTTGGAAATATGCTCTTGATACATGGAGGAAATACTACGAGAAGGAAATAAAACCAAAATGGCAGATATAAAGAAAATAATGTTAACAGGGGCAGGAGGGGCAAAGTGGATATAGAAGATAAGGTATTATTACATGTAGGTTGTGCTAATCGTTATTATAAGGGTTTTATTAACAGTGATTTCCGGACTGAATGGAAGGGTAAACCATTTAAGTTGGATCAAGTAATGGATTTAGGTAAACCTTGGCCTTATGAAAATGAGAGTGTTGATGGCGTAGTGGGTATGCATGTCTTTCAGCAATTATATTGGAGGGATCTTATTGTGGCTTTCAGAGAAGCTTTTAGGGTGCTTAAAAAAGGTGGAGTTCTGAGAATAGGTTGTCCTATGGTTGAGATAGAAGATAAATCACTAGACTACTTATTAGGATGGAATAATATTAACCTATTTAGTTATAATTTGTTAAGTGAAGTTTTAGTTAATAGAATTGGTTTTAAAGTTCTTTTAGATAAAGAGTTTGGAAGTTCAAGTATTCCAAGACTTGCTGATGTAGATAATAGACCAAACAGGGGAACACTATATTTTGAAGCAATAAAATAAGCGATATTACAATTCTTTTCTTAACTGTTAATAAAGTACCCGAACAATGGGCCGAATATCACAAATCAGTCCTCCTTGAAGCAGCTAGGTATAGTCCTATTATTACTATTTCAAAAAAACTAATGAGTTGGGGAACAAACTTGATTCAGGATGCTGAGCCGAGTGTAAGCAATATCTACAGACAGGTATTAAGAGGAGCTAAACTGGCAACTACTCCATATATAGCGATAGCCGAGGATGATACTTTATACCATGAAAGCCATTTTAATTTTCGGCCTCCAATGGATACTTTTGCTTATAATGGTCACCGTTGGGGATTATTTACTTGGGGCAAACCAGTTTACTATCACAAAGACAGGATTTCCAATGCGTGTATGATAGCTCCAAGAGAGTTAGTCATAGAGTCTTTGGAAGAAAGGTTTAAATTATATCCGGAGAGTAACATAGGTGAGCTGGGTAAGGAGAAGGGTACTCCGTTAGACAGAAAAAAGACGGTTATCTTTTGGTCTGAAATAGGTGTAGTTTACTTCAGTCATAAAAATTCTCTTGATCCGACAGAACAGCACAAGAGTAAAAAGCCGGGTGTAGTTCAAGCTTATGATATTCCGTTTTGGAGAAAGGCTGAAGATCTAGTCAAAAATTGGAAATAATATGAAAGTTGTATTGGGGTTAGACGATTTTAGCGTAGTTAATAGTAGGTTGGACATACTTTTAAAGTTAAAGGAAATGTATCCCGACTTTAAAGTATCTCTTTTTACTGTTCCTAGGGATATTAAAACAGATTGGGGAAGGTATATTATCCGTAAACAATTATTAGAGGAAATAAAGAAACATCTGGATTGGATACAAATTATTCCACACGGTTTAACTCATAGTTCATCTTCAGAGTTTAAAGGAGTAAGTTATCGGAGTTTTAGATATGAAATTATACCAGAAATTAAAAAAGCTTTTGGTTATGATAATCTACCTTTTGTTTATGGATTTAAAGCTCCTCATTGGAAATGGAACCAGAACATTGTTAATGTGTTAGATGATGAGGGTTGGTGGGGTGCGGTAGATGAAAGACAGGATAGGTATATGAACAAGACCCACCGTTTCTATGAGTATTCTCATTGTCTGGATCAGAATTTTCCTATTGACGCTGATGTCTTAAAACTTCATGGTCACATATACGGAACAAACAATGATATAGGTTTGTGTTTTAATAACCTTACAAGGCTACCAAAAGACGTTGAGTGGTGTTATGCCGATGACTTTATAGAATTAAATTATGACTAAGCCGTTTTCAAGCTACCAGTATTTAGAAAATACCATAATGACTGAACGTGACAAGCGTGAGATAGGAAGTAAGTTCTGGAATGAGGGTAAGTGGAATAACTTTGTCAAGCCTTTTCTGAAAGTAGATCCGAAAGAGTCTGTTTTTGTTGACATGGGATGTAACGCCGGGCTTTTCCTTAAATTTGCAGAGGATATGGGATTTGACAGGGTTGTTGGCGTAGATTCAGATAAAGAAGCTGTTGAGAGAGGTTTGAAATGGAGAGATGAATATAAAGGAAAATATAATATTCTAAACATGAGAATGGAGGAGTGCATTGACACGCTACCTGTAGCAGATTATACGGTTCTGGCAAACGCCCATTATTACTTCACTATTAATGACTGGCTTGATTACTTGGATAAGCTTCAGTATAAAACCAGGTATTGTATAATTGTTACGGCTGAAAAGCACCACTTAAACAGGTGTTGGGCTTCGGCAGATGTAAAAGATATCAGGACTTACTTTAAGAATTGGGAAGAAGTCAGATTTATAGACGAATTGCCTATTAGTGATGATCCCATGCCCCGTAAGCTTTGGGGCTTAATGTTTAAAAGCCCTTTCGTAGAGAAAGTGCCTATAGATAGCTTGGACTGTGGAAACCATGTGCAGGATCGTTTCTATGAGGAGTTAGACAAGGGAACGAAGTACGAGAACACTAGATACTATCGGATTTTAATAAAATACCGCAAAAAATGGGGTACTGAGAAATTAAACAGATGGGTAGAAGAAAGAATCCGGGTATATGAGAATTTGAAAAAGAATGGGTTATTAAGACCGATTATAGTAAATCATTCTAATTTGATTCTTGATGGCAACCACCGCTATGCCATGATGAAAACTTTGGGATATAAAGAGGTATTTATTAGGAAAACATGAAGGCAACAATAATTTATTTATCAAGTAATAGAGAAGATCCTGAATTTGAAAAGAAGATCCAGGAGGACTTACTGAGTAAGTGCAAAAATATCCCTATTGTTAGTGTTACTCAGAAACCGGTCAGATTAGGTACAAACATAGTAGTGGGACAAAATGGTGTCTCCGGCTTTAACTTTATAAGGCAAGTACAGATAGCATGTCAAAATTCGGATTCGGATTATGTAATCCATGCAGAAGCAGATTCTATTTATTCCCCCGATTATTTTGATTTTAGACCCCCAAGACTAGATGTTTGCTACCGCA